AATTTTTGCTTTTTCTTGGAACTCTTCAGAAAGTTCCTCACCTTCAAGGAGAGCATTGACATCTTCTTCGACATCAAACTCTTCCTTCATATCATCTTCGTCATCACCTTCACCATCATCTTCCTTATCATTTTCTTTTTTGGACTTTTTCTTAGATTCTTTTTCTTTTGAATCTTCCTTTTCGTCCTCTTTGGAATCTTCCTCTTCCTTTTCTGCCTCGGCAATTACTTCATCATATTCATCTTCCAGATCCTCTTCTTCTTTAACTGGCTTTGCCATTTTCTTCATGGACTCACCAGCACTACGAGAAACTGTAGATCCTCCTGTTGTTGCATAGGCAGGACCCTTCTTCATACCTTCAGCAGCTTTTGCACCTTTTCCAACTACATCACTAACTTTCTTAATTGGTGATGCAGCATCTCCCAATTTTGCTGGTCCGTTTTCGTCGCTTGTATAATTTTCTGGTGATGGTCCACCAAGATCTTGCCAACTTGTTGTTTGACCATCAGGAATACCTGTAGTCAACTTATGCATTGGCTCTGCTCCTTTTGAACCGGCATTGATAGCAGTTTTGGATTGTGTAGTGCCTGCTTCCATTTCCTGTAAATTTTTACCACGGGACATTTGAACTCTCCGTTAAACTATATTAGTAAATAACTATATTTATTTATAAATTAATTAATTACAACGAATTTAAAAACTCGTTGAAAAGATTGAGTTTATGCTCTTCCAGAGCACGTTGATCGACATATCTCTCAACTTTATTTTTAAAGATATGTGCTTTTTGTTCTAAAACACCATTATTCCAAATCCATTCAACTCCTTCCATGATTCCATTGACGAATGCATCTGGTGCTGAAGGATCTGCAACAATGTCTGCAGCAGTTGCTAACATGAAATCATCATTAACAAGTTTTACTCCATTTCTTTCAATAAGAGAACCAACTCCTCTTGAAGATACTCCAAGTTTTACACCTTCACCAATAAGTGATGATGCAATTTTACCCATAGGAGTATCAAGAATCTTTGCTTTTCCAATAAAATTAGTTCCATCTTCCTTCAAAGATGTAATCATATGGGAAACTCTATCTAAATTCACAGTAGGTCCATCTGGATGTCCAAGTTCTCCAAGAGCACGACCTTTTTCGATATAATTTTCACTGTATCTTTTTACCTCTCTTTGAAGAGTTTCCATTGGATACATGCGACCATTACGGTTCTTTATATCTGCTTGGAGAAAAGTTCCTTCGATATAAAGAGATTTTTTTCCATTTTTGCTCTCAGTAATAAAATTTACTGATTCTATTTCTTCTGTGATTAGTTTCATGAGATTAGTTAGTAAATCCTACTTGTGCCCCTTTCACTGCGGCATTTGCTGCAAGAATGCAATGGGATGATTGTTTTTGTAAATATTCTGTGGTTCCTCTCATAAGAGTAAAGGACCCAATTCCTGGACCACTTTGAGATTCAATAACGGTTACAAGATAATCATTGGTGGTAGAAGTGTTAACTAATCTAACAACAGTTGCTGCACTAAAACTGGTTGCAGTTCCAGTTGAAGTTGGTAAAGCTTCTTCTGACCCAAGTATTTTAATTCTGTACGACATTATTATAAGATAATATTTATATTAATATTTATCAATCATTAGAATTAAAGAAAGTTGCTGCTATCTCTGGCTTTACAGAGTTTACTTTTTCAGCTGCTTTAGCAAATAAAATATCTTTAATTCCATCACTAATTTGTGATGGTGATTCGTCTGAAACGATTAGATCAATAAGTTCTTCCATAATTGTTTATTATTTTTTTGTATTTATGCTTTTAATGCTTGATGTTGTCAATGGTTCTGCGGCTTTAGAATTAATTCCTGGTGGATTTGCATCTACGGGAACAGTTCCAGATGCTCCATTTATAGAATCACCAACAGGATTTGTTGGTAATGGCAATCCGGTTTCTGGATCAATAGGTGCATTTGGATCTGGTATAACTCCAGCTTTTATTTCTTGTTTAATCTTTTGATCTTCTTCAATGATTTCTTGATCAGTTTGACGAAGGATTCTACTTCTTACAAATGCAGCTGAATAATATCTACCTACATAAGGTTCTGCTGTTGCAGCAAGATTTAATCTTTCAGTAAGAAGTTCAACATCTTTTAATTCTGAGAAATGATTATCATACAAGAAATCATATTGAATACTTTGGGACATTTCTTCCCAATCTTCTGGAGTAATAATATTCTTTAAGATTAGTTGTGTCTTTAATAAATCATGAAAAAGATTTGAAAATCTCTTTCTGAGACGACCTACAAACTTAGTAAATTTAAGTTCATCTCTTAAAATTTCAGATGAACGTCCAAGATTAAATCCACCTTCTCCTTCCATTCTTGAAGGAGGTACATTTAATGATCTATAAAGTTTTGTTTGAAAATATTTGATGTCTGTAATTTCTCCAAGATTTTGACCACCAGGAAGAGTAGAAATCTCAGTTCCTCTTCCACCTTCTCTACGAGGAAGCCAAAAATCTTCAAGCATACTCATGAATTTTTTATCATCACGAATTTCTCCAGTACTTGCATCATATACCATTTTATTTCTATAACGCATCATTACGTCACGGAGATATTGCTCTGCTTTCATTTTTGGCAAGTTGCCAACATCAATATAAAAAATTCTACGTTCTGGAGCACGGGATAATCTATAGATCACAAGAGAATCTTCAATCATGCGAAGTTGATTGAGAGATTTGATAGCTTTATTTAAATATGACAATACAATTTTTTTATTTCTATCTATTAATCCAGAAGTGCAATATGCTACTGCATCTCTTGCTATTTTTATTCCTGCTTTTGATGCAGTATGCATATCCATTATGGTGGCATTTTTTCCACCAGATCCTTGTGCAGGAGTATATAAAAAATATTCGTAAATTTCTGGGAATGGATAATTTAATGGATTATCTTCTTTTCCTGGAGTATTGGTAGGTATACTTGCACCATTAGGACTTGTTTTTTTCTTTTCTTTTCTAACATAACGAATATTCATAGGATCAATATATCTAAGTTCTTGAATCCCATCTTGTGGATTTTTTATATCAATTACTTTATGATAAAAAATCCTACCATCTACATACCAATTTCTGTATATTTCATGAGCCTTCTTATCAAAATCTAATAAATTTAAAATATGTCTAAATTCTTCTCTAATTTTCTTTTTGATTCCGTCACTTGCTTTTAAATTAGATAACTCAATTTGAACAGGTGTATCATTGCAGTCGGAAACAATTGCTTCATTTACTATATCTTCAATGGCACTATCTACTTCAGGATGAAGTGCCATTTCCCTATATCTTTTAATTAACTCAAATTCATTTCTATATACGCCTTCAATATCAACATAAGAACCAAAAAATCCGCTTGTTAAATAATGATCAACCCCGTCCTCGTTGTTAACGGGAACGGGGGATACTGCAGATTTAGGTAACTTATTATCGTCTTCAATAGAAAATCCGAACAACTTTGTCATGATTAAAATATTTCTGGAATTTTCTACTATTTATTCGATTAAATTATACGACTCTATTGTTAGGAGCCTCTCCACCAACTGATTCATTTGGTGCATCAGCATCATCAATCTCAAACCAGTTGACTTGGAATTCAACTGTAAATTCTTCAATTGTGTCACCTGTATCATATGAAAGATCAATCTGAGACACATTAGTTGGGAAGATGTCATGCATCTTATATGCTCTCAGAACAGGTGGATTATAAGATCCATTGTTTGGTGGAGCATCGTTTCCAAGAGAAGAAGTGGAAGAAATAACTTCTGTACCATTTCTCTGGTTTGATCTTCCAAGTTGTCTTACGATTGCATCAGTCATGTAGGACTGTGGATTTACCGCACCAGAAGCATTGTCAAGCTTAGAGATGTGATTCATCCATTGCTCAAACGCATGTCTGAGGTTGAAGTCTTCATCATTGATGATAGTAACTGTCCAAGTATCAAATGTTCTATCACCAGCAACTTTCAAAATACGTCCTCTAAATGGAACATCAATTGGTGCAACATTTGATGCAGGCAGAGCTGCTGATTTGCACAAGAAGTTAAAGTCAGTGATATCATTCGATCCCCAATATTCGGTAATATTTGTTGGGAAGTTTGGAATAGTTACTTCAAACAGGTTTGGTCTTGCACCACCACCACGCAATCTATTTTTGAATTGCGAAATATTTTTTAATTCTGGTCTGTTAGAATTTGCAAAAGCTGCCATTTTTGTATCCTCCGTTGATTTTTATTATTTGGCTACATTAATTAAACAGTTCCAGCAACTTCACCGAAACTTACCCCAGTTCTTGTTGCAACGAAGGTCAATGTTACATAGTTAATAGATTTAGTTGGCTTGAGGTAAATGTCAGCTCTAAATTCATTATTATCAATAAGGTCTGGAGTATTATTGGACTCATCGCAAACGATGAGATAACCATACAGTCCTCTCTTAGCTTGAATTTCAGCAAGGAAAGGATCAACAAGAGATACAAAGTTTGCTCTGGTGATGTTGTCGTTGATCTCAAAGAGTTGTGCATCTGCAAGTTTTTGCAGTGATTGCTCAACATAGAGGAACAATCTTCTAACATTGATTCTATCGAATGCAGAAGCATATCCAAGAGCAGTTTTATCACCAAAGAGAAGGGTTCCAAGTCCAGATTGAGTAATAATTGGGTTTACTCTTGCCGTGTACAGGGAATCTCTTTGTGCTTTATTTGGATTGTATGCAAGCTTAACTGCGTTGTTCAGAATTCCTCTTTGCTGTCCAGCAGGTGAATACCATGGATATGCCTCAAGGGATGTTCTGACCATCAGACCAGCAACGTCTCCGTTACATGGAATGTATCTGAATGCGTTGTTGAATCTGTCATACATGTACTTATATCCACTATCAAATACTGCATAAGAAGAGGATGCAAGAGTACTGAAGAACTCTACAACGTTATCAGTAATGTCATCAGTGCTAAGGAATCCGAGTCCATCTCCAAGAACGTCTGTTCTGTGTGGTGAGATGCAAGCAATGCAATCTCCTCTGTCTTCGGCAATAGCAATCAAGTTTTGTGCTTTTGCTTGTGACTCTTCCTTATCTTCAAGTCCTGGTCCCATCAACAGGAAGTCAACTGCAATTTCATCCTTATTTGCAAAGTAATCATAGGCATTAAGAACTTGCCCTAATGTTGCTTTCAGACTTCCAGTTGTGGTTGTTGAAGCCAAGCTTACACTTGCAGTATTGTTTACAGCAATGATTTGTGCTTGAACTACAGGATCTGCAGATGATGGAGGAAGTTCTGGAGTATAATCTTTACCTCCAGTTAACTTATAAAGTTTTGGTCCTACGACTGCAAAAGTTCTTTCTTTTGCTTCTTGGAACCAAAGTCCATCTGCAGCTGGGATTGGAGTCCAGGTGTAAGTTCCATCAGCATTTACTACAAATCCTGAAGCATAAGTTACTTCGTTATTTGAAATGTCAGATGGGTTTGCTCCTGCAAAAATGTACTCAGAATAAACAGCAAGATAATCCTTATAGAATAATCTTTGTGGTGGGTTTATTGCTGAAATGGTATCAAGAGCTTTTGAAAGTGATGTATGCTTTTCAAGAAGATTTCCTTTAATTCCACTTACTGTTCCGAGATCATCGAAAATTGCAATGTGGATAGCATCATTTCTTCCTTTTCTATCAGCAACCCATTGATTGGTTGTTGGCTTCTGTGCAATTGACTTCCAAGAAATTGAACCAGTTTCAAGAGCAATAAATTGCTCATTATACCAGTCTTTGATATCGCTTCCTTGATCTAAGGTTACTGTTGCAACTCCAACACCAGTTGTATTGCGAATTACAATTCTATTTCCTGGTTTAAATGATGCATGTCTTGATCTATTCTTATATTCTACAGGAGTTTCTGATCCATCAGAATCAACTTTTGATGTAATTTTAACATCAATTGTTCCAAGAGTTGCGTCTGCACCTGTAACAATTGCTTTCAAGTATCCATTTTCGGTGAAGAATCCACCACCCTCATCATTTCTTCCTGTTCTTCTAACTGGTCTTCTAACTTGATCAATAGATACGGTAACTCCATATCCAACTTTAGCAGCTGTAGCTGCAACTCCGCCTACGTTGAGGATTTGATCTGCTTTGTCATCAATTACAGCAATAGTTAAATTATTTGACCATGTTCCTGGATTTTTTCCAGCAAACATGTATGGAATTACATCTCCTTCTGTTCCAGCATAGTCATTAACATTTTTAATTTTCAGTTCTGGATCTGCTGTTACAGATGCTGCGGCATCTTGAATCTTATCAATTACAACTCTAATTGGGTTGTCATTGTTAGAATTTCCTAAAATACCATCATTAATGTAGATGATGTCGCCAGTTGTATACCCAGATCCACCATTAATTACACCTAAAGATACAATTTCTCCAGTTGTTCCAATTCCAACTGAGATAATTCCACCAGAACCACCAGATGCAGTTCCATCATCTGCAGAAACTGTGAATCCATATCCAACAGCTGCTGTTGATGCTAATACATTCGCAGCATTTAATTGTGCTAATTGGTAAACTCCTTGACCTCTTGCACTATCTGCAACGTATTCTGCACCACCAGTGCCATAAGTGGCAGTCAGAGATGTAATCTCGTCCTGTTGTGCAGTTCTTGTGCTTGAGTTTACAATTGTTTCTCCATCAGTTCTTACGACTTTAATGATGCCGCCATAAGAAAGGAATGAAGATGCGGTCATCCAGTATTCATACTGACCATCAGTACTTTGTGGTTTTCCGAAAACTCTGATGAGTTCTTCCTCTGTTTCAATTGTAACGGGATCTTCTACTGGACCTTTTACAAAAGGACCAGCAATAGCTCCGATGTTATCTACGATGTTGTCAATCCTACCTACCGTTAAATCAACTTCCCTGATTAATACACCAGGAGATAATTGAGGAGTCGCCATGTTTTTCTCCTAAGACTCAGTTTATCTAAAAAATATTTATTAAAAAATGGTTTTTCAGAATGACTAATTCATATAATCCCACATGTATGACATATCCCCATATTCATCTACATGCCATCTATCTCCTTCCTTATCTACAAAAGATCCTTCTTCATTTATGCCATCGGTAATAAATCCAAAGGGAGACATATCTTGCTCTATTTGATTTTTTTGCTCTTCGTATAATCTTTTTCTAATATCTTGATCTGTCAATTCTCTAAAGTAGTCTTGCTGTATTAACCAAGAATAAATTACAAGGCACATTACTAAATCGTCATTTCTACCTTCTTCTGCCTCAAACGAATTGTTTTTTTGTATGAAAGTTGTGAGTTCAGAAATAGTATCAAAATCCGAAATTAAAAGTTTATCTTCTTCTATCAATGCCTTTAAATTTAAACAACCAACTTTTTTGGTTGATTTTGACATCTTAACTCCCAGTTGGCACTTTTTGCCAGAAAATCCTTGACCCAAAACTTGACCAGCCCTTCCTCTCATTGAAGACATAAGAACATTTTCATATTCAAGATCATAATGAAGACCTGCTGCAACTTGATCTCCAACATCATTTACCTCACATAAAACATATGCTTTATTATAATTTACAGCAACTTCTTTTATAGTTTGTGGAAATACGATTGGTCTTATTTGATTATTTTTATATTTTGCTACTAATCTATGTGGGAATTGAGATGTATCTATTACCGTAAATGCTGAATAATCTTTTTCTACTCCTCTTGCCACATCAACAGTTATGACATAACTATGATCCTTCTGTGGATATTCATATACGTCTAATCCATTATATGATTTTAGTGGATTGTCAAAAGTAAGTGTATTTAATTTTGCTCCAGAAATAAGGGTATCTGTTGATCCAAGGAATTGACACTCAAATTCTTGTCTCCACTGAGATTCTGAAGTATTTGCAATTGTAGTTGCCTTAAAATTCTCATCTCTTCCAGGAACGTCAGTCCAATGAACATCCGTGGGAACATAACTATTTTTTCCTTTCTGTGCATCATCCCAAAGTTTATAAAAATGATTCATTCCAAATGGAGTGGAAACAATTATAACTTTTGATGATTGTCCAGAAGTAATTGTTGGATATACTGAACTAAAAAAGTTATCTGCAACGGTATTTGGAACGAACGCAAACTCGTCTAAGAATATAATATTAAAAGTACTACCTCTAACAGATGATGCTGAGGTAGATGCTGCAAAAATTCTTGATTTATTTTCTAATTCTAAAGAACCTTTATTCCAAGATAAAACTCCCTGCTGTAACCATTTTGGAAGGTTCTCATATCCTGTCTGCAATCTTTGAAGAAGATCTCTTGCAGTATTTGCTTTGTTTGCAAGAATTGCTATATTTACATTGTCATTAAAAATGGCAAAGTGTAATAAAAAAGCACAAACAGTAGTAGATTTTCCAGATTGCCGAGGTAATTTGCATATATTAAAACGATTATCGTGAAACCGAGAAATCATTCTTTTTTGAAAAGGATACATTTTGAATGGTTGCAATCCTTTATCAATAGTTACAATTTGCACATAATTTTCAGCAAAATAAAGTGGATCATCATAACATTTTATGATTTCATCAATCTGCTCTTGAGTATATTCAATTGATATATTTGCTTTTTTTAGTAACGGATTACCAAGATAATGTTCATCATTAGTCATAAATTAATTTACCATTTTACTTTATCTGCCCAATAAGCTGCTGACATTTTTCCTTTTGCAATATTCTTTGCATGTCTTGCTTTAAATCTTTCACGACGATTTGCATATGCTTCAGATTCACCTTTTTTCTTTGGAGATCCTTTTACTCCCTTTTGTCCAAAACGAATTAATTTTTCTTTTCCATTTTCACATGCCTTTACGACATGGGACTTACCAGTTTCACCTGAACCATGTGCTTCTGCTTTTGGTTTATTGCAAGACATTTCGGACTTTTTTGCTTCCTCTATTTCAACCTCTTCACCAATTGACTTGTTATTTAAAAGATAATTTTTTGATGGTGTATTAGAAATTTGAATAAAAGGTTGACCGGGATTCAATTCTGCAATCTTATATCCAATTACTCTTGCATCTGGATAAATTTTTTGAACTTCAAAAGTTATTTCTGCCTTTGAAGGAAGTTTTAATTGTGGGAAGAACATTTGAATATAATAATATTTTCCTCTCCATGAAACTGTTATAGCAATAATATTTCCAGACTGAGATTTTATTCTTGTTGATTCAGAAACGCTCTTTTTTGATTCAACTTTTTTTAATTTTGTATAATAATCAGGAACTTCATCTAAATGTTGAAGTGCTGTAATCTTTGCAGCGGTTTTATCTGATGTATGTTCTCCTTCAACTTTAATTCCCATCTCAAGTTGTTTTTTAATTGACTCTAAAGAAACTCCATGTTTTTTGGAAATTTCTTCTGGAGATTTATATGGTTGAACTGGACCTTTTGGATCCTTTTCTTCATTCACTGGACATGCCTTTTTTCCATGTACTGGACATGACCTTCCACTTTTAGTTTTATTGCATACTTGTTCTGTATGCGAACATCCGCAATGTTCTTCTATAATTTTTTGAACCAAAGTTTTTTCTTCTTTTTTTACACTTGGTAAAGATACTGATGCTGCTTTTTTCTTTTGAAGTTCTACTGCCTTTGATCCAAGTTGTTTTGCTGCATCTGGTGTCAATGCTCCAGCACCAGAAGATTTTTTAATCGCAAAACTTGGATCTTTTCCTTCACGCAAATGTTTATGATCTTCTTTTAACATTGTTATTTAAAAATCTATATAATTTATTTATCATCAAGATTAGTTTTCTGTGATTTAATAAATTTTGTAAGTTCTGCCGTTGATCCTATAAACAATGCATTATTTACAGTAGATGGTCCTCTTATTTCTTTTACTTCTTCTATATCTTTTAATTTTTTTTGCAGATCTAAAAGTTTTTCAGTAGCATCTGCAACACTTTTAATTAATTGACCTGTAACTTCATATGCCCTTGGTGATTCAGTTTCTCTTGCTAATTCTAAAGCACCATTAATAGCATCTTGACCTTTTTCTATGATGGAATATATGTTTGATCTACTATACTTATAATCTTTTTCTATATCTTTTTTAATGTCTAATGTATCTGTAGAAATGATTTCATCAACTTCAACTATTTTTTCAATAGTAGTTGTATCATTTTCTTCTATATTAAAAATATTATCCAAATTATTGTTTTTCATAAAAATTAAAATAATTTACCATCAAATCCAAAATCATCTCCCGGTTGAATTAAATCATTATCTGCTTGAACAACTTTTTCAACTTTAGTTCCAGAGACATGATTTGTTGCTTTTGTTTTATAACTTGCTCTAACTACTGTAATTATTTTTTTAGTTGTATCAATATTTGTTACTTTTAAAGATTCTGAGTCTAAAGTTATTATTGAACCAACTGATATATTATTCACAGTGTCAACATAAATTGTTGTATCAGCATTTGTTACATCTTTAGTAAGATATGCGACAATAGTATCACTATAACTTTTTGTTGCCGTTGGAGTAACTGAATATGTTTTATCTCTTATTGCCTCATCTGGATTATCTGATGTTGTTCCAGCAACAAATCCGATAGTACTCTTTCTAATAATACCATCAGAAATCTTCTTAGTGGGACCAAACAAATATGTTTTTGCAGTAAATTTAATTGTATATATTAAAGCTCTTCTTGTTTCGTAATTTCCTTCATAATCATCCTGCATAATTATTCCTTCTATCTGAAATGGAATATCTTTTTTTTCTCCTATTTCTTGTTGTAAATCTATTGTAAGAGTATATGCTGGTTGAAAATAGGGAAGAATTTGTTCAATAATTTGAAGTGCGTCATCATTTAGTTTTGTCATTATATTTAATTCAAATGACATATTATATGGAACGGGCATGAAAGTTTTAATTACAGATTTGGGATCATCTTTATCCTTAACTGTAAAATATTCTGTTGTTGTAAGTTTTCTGTCTTGATCATAAGTTAATCCATTGAATTCAAATGACAATCTTGGCAATGTTATTTGAACAGGATTATTAAGATCTTTTGGAGCTTCGTTTAATCTTGCTAAAAACTTTTGCTTTGGCCCATAAGCTATTGGAACTTTCACTACGGATGTAACTACACCTTCTGCATTTGTTTTTCTTAATTCAATACTATTGAATAAAGTACCAAATCCAATTACAATTTTTCTAAGAATTTCAAAGTAAAAATATTCAAACATTTTTCTTTACCTATGGTGTTCCGAATGGATTTTGCTCTGAAAAATCTAATATCAATTCTGCTTCTTTTTGAATATTTTTGTTGTCGGCAAAAACATCTTCCTTATTGTCTTTGAATTGATCTTGAGGATCTGCAAGATTATCAGTATTTATAATTCTAACTGTATATCTGGCCCCAGAACTTTGACCAACAAGAACATCATCCTCTACAAATTTTCCATTAAGATTACCAACCTCAAGCAAATAATTAGTAATATTCCATCTCTTAACCCTTGCAGTTGTGCTACTAATTGTTCCTACAACAACCTCATTAAATTCATATGTTCCACTTCCACCAGCAGATGGGGGTCCAATAATTATTTGTGGTACTGAACTATATCCAGCTCCAGCATTAGTAATATAAATTCTTTCTATAGATCCACTTGGAGTTAATCTTGCGGTTGCAGCAGCAGATATAGTTGTTCCACCACCAACAAAAGTTATGGATGGTCTAATTGAATATCCAGAACCTGGATTTGTTAAAGTCACTATTCCAATAATTCCATCATTTAAGTGAGCTTTTGCAGAAGCATCTTCTCCTCCACCTTCAAGAATTGCAACGGAAGGAGTTTGAGTATATCCACATCCAGGATTTATTAAATCAACTCTTACAACTTTAGATTTATTGGGATCAGATTCGCAAAAATCTAATATATTTTTCTGCAAAATGGCAGTTGCCACACCAGTTTTTCCTCCACCAATAAAAGTTGGATATCCAGTTCCAACAGGTGCGGATGATATTGCAACTATTGGAGTATAAGTATAACCCCTACCCATATTAGTCACACTAATATATTGAATTCCATCATTTGCAATTGATGTATAAGCAGTTGCTGTTATTCCAACACCTACCATTTGTAAAGTTTGAATATATCCAGCATCTATTAAATTGTCATCGATTTGATCAATACTTGTATCAACGACTTCTCCTTGCTCATATCTATAAAGTTCACACTGTAAATCATAAGTATAATTTCCTTTCAATGGATAGAAAGGTTGTTCATGCTCTACGAATTTTATTTCAAATAATCTATCTCCAAGTGGGAACCAAATTAAATCTCCTTCCTTTGGTCTATCTGGAAGTTTAATGTCCGGAAGTTGTTTTATCAATGGAACGATATAAGTCTCAAATCTTTCTCTGGATATGGATAAAGAAAGATTATCCATATCTTGAAGACCAAATTTTGAAAGGATTGTTCCTTGACCTCCATATCCTTCGTAATCATTTACATATGCTTCTAATGGATAGGCATTAGAAAATTCTGATTCTACTACTTCCTTAATTATTGTGTTTTCTTTTTTAAATATTCTTGGTATATAATAGACCTCGACACCATACATCCTCAATTGTTCATTCACTAAATCTTGAATTAAATCTTGTTCTGTTTGAGTTCCGTTAAGAAAAAATGGATTTAACATATTGTTATTATCCTATCATGTCTAATGGTGGAAGTTCATAAGTGGATGACATTTTTTCCATTAATGCATCTATCTCTCTTTGTGCATCATCATATAATTGCCTTCCATTAAATTCTATTCCACCGGGAAGTTTAACTCCTTGAAATTTGATTAAATTTTGACCCCATTGACGTTTAATCAAAGAAGTTGCATATTGCTTTAAGAAGTTATCATTCCAAACTCTTGAGTAATCATTTGGGTCCATTAAACGATCACAATCTATAACTAAAAATTGTCCCACTGTTAATGAAGACCAATCTACATCCAAATAAAGTCTATCTTGCCTTTTATTAAATCTTATTTGTTTTTGAGTTGAAAGTAACCAATCAATATCTTCAAGATAAGTTTTTACCATTGAATAAGTTAATAAATCAATGGAACTCCAATAATAAACATCATTTAAAAATAATTGGTATTTTAAACTAAACATTCCACTTGATATAGAATTAGAACCTTCAAATGAAAATAACTTTCTAATTCCTAAAATATGTGGTGGTATTGGGATATAATTACCAGTTTCATAAAAACTAAAAGAAGTTGTTCCAATTCCAGGTATGTTTGTTGATGTAGTCATTGTACTAACACCAACACCATTTGTAGTTTTACCTCTTCCTCTATCAATATCTTCTTGAGTTATTTTATATTTTAAAAAAGTTTGAAAAGATCCATCAAAGCATCTCTCTTGAAAAAGTTGTAATGCGTCATCAACTAAATCTTCAACCTGCTCCTCAGCAACGTTAATTTCTAAAACAGGCGCACCAAGTTTTCTTAAACAATAATCTATAAATTCTTGTCTAGTAGATGGTTGTGCCATAAAAATACTCTTTATTAATATCTATATTATTTTGATAACAAAGATTTTAACAGACCTTTAATTTCGTCAATATCATTTTTTATACTATTAAGTTCAGTTTCAAGAGATTCTACTTTTTTGAGTTCTTTGTGTTTTTGTTTATATGATTCGATATATGCATTATATGATTCTACATCAGTGTTAAGAATTCCGTTAGAGTAAGAATCTCTCACCAAATTATTTTTTCCTTGAACTTGAATGTATCTATTTTCCATATCTTATATTTGTGGTTTAAGAGTTGCAATTGCTCTCAATGCTTTGACAAGTGGTGGCTTTGCTTGATTTTTTGAGGCCATGATAATTTTAATTGCAAATGCATTAAATTCTGGAAGATTATCAATTGTATATTCAAGTTCATTAAAAACTTCTTCTGACGTAGATCTTAATTTTTGATCTGAAGATCCATTATTTTTTGAAGCATCAATAACTCTTTTTATTCCAGAAGAATCTACTTGATAATTTGAATATCCTGGGAATAATTCAAAATTTGATACATCAGAATTTGAATCAGTTCTTATCAATTTATACAAAACTCGTACATCATTGCTTTCATTGGTTAATGATTTTAATATAACTTTTAATGAATTTGCTGGAAGTTTCAAAGATATTGGTTTAGAAATATAAATGCATTCATGCTCATCATTTCCACCTCTTACATATTCGACATCGGCAAAAGTAGAATTCTCACCAACTCCAGCTGGGGCATTAATTATATTTGAAGTTAAAATTACAGAAGTTGTTACATCATCTATTACAGGAGAAACTCTACTGTCATTTGTAGTCATATTCAATTCCATAGTTAAACTTCTATTTCCTGGAGACCCTTCGATTAATCTTGATTCATTTACTGCAGATGCTATCAATCTTGGAGTATCAAATTCCTTTGTGGACTCTAAAGAAATATCTTCATATCCTTGATCTGTAAATGAATTTTCATTTCCATCAATACTTGTCCCACTAAATGTTCTAATCTTTGCGGTTAAAGACGTTTCACTTGGAACTATTGTTGCAAAATTTGGTGTGATCAATTCAAATGGAATATTATTTGATACTAAAGTTCCCGATTCTCCAAGTGATTCGCTATTTTTAAAATTAATAGTTGCTCCTCTTGAAATGCCTATTGGATTCCCTTCAAAATCTTCATTTGAAGTTTCCATTTTTACGTGGAAATAGTTTAAAGATATAGGATGAGTTTCTTCATCCAAAATTGATAATGAATGTATTTTGTTAATTCTTCTTAAAGATATGCCATCAAGTTCATACTTATAAACTGGAATTCCAGAATCGTATCCTTGGGATTCTGTTCCATCAATGCCTCTTTGAATACTTTGGGAAAGTCCTCCAAGAGTGGTTGAATTTGAAACTGTAGTATAACCAACAACCTCATTTCCAATTATGATATATCCAGGATTATTCTCACTAACTTCAAATCCTTCAAATGACTCAAACCCAGATGAATCGAGAACAGTTATTGAAGTTGTTTCATTTGATGTTAAAACTTGATTTAATTTTGTATTTAATGAGTCACGTTTTGGTCTCACATTACTAATTCTTACATAATTTTGAGTTGAATGCATACCATGATTTAGACAATTTATTTTTAAATGCTGTCCATCATAATAAGGATCAGAAATAACTTGTAAAGGAACTGCAAATTCTGAGGTTAAAGTAGTAAATCCTACTTGTGTTGAAATTCCAACTTCATCAATGTAAAGAAGCTCAATATTTTCAGCAAATGGAGATTGATTAACAATAATATTATCTACTATTAAAGAATTTTTAAATGATAAATTTGAAACTGATACTCTAGCTCCAAATCCAACATCTTGTCCAATATTCGGAACTAATAAAGAATCCCCAATTTGATATCCAAATCCACCTTCAACAATATTGACATTTGATATCACTCCATTTGTAACAGTAATATCTGCCACTGCTCCATTTCCAACTCCAGTTTCAGTGATAAGAATTTTATCTTCAAATGTAAACGTTCCAGCAGATGGAGTATAACCTGTTCCAACATTTGTTATTGTTACACCTGTTCCTGTAGATACACTACCACCAATTCCTATCAATTTACCCTGACATCTATCAGTTTGATAAATTGTCACACCTGGAACTGCCGTTGATTTTGGTTCTATATTTAATCTCAATACTTGTTTTTTGGAGATTGTCTCTAATTGATTTTCACCTAAAACACTGACTTTACCATTCTTTAAAGATAAAACAGGATTGAAATATCTAACAACACCTTGACTTACAAAATCTGCCCTATAGAGTTTATATTTTAAATCTTGTAATTGAGATGGATTCCAAGTTGTTCCATTTTGAGATTTAAATAAACTACCTAAAGTTGGTTGTGATCCAACCTTCACATTAGTTAATATGTCATTTTCGCCAAGTTGAGAAATAAACACCCTATAATTTGCACTATTTGATAAAAGGACAATTGCATATTCTGCAGTTTGTTCACTTGCAATTGGTGCTCCTCTTACTTCTTGTGGTTTTGGTCCTGGTAAATAAACTGGTGAACTAAATGCAAACCTTGTGGGAAGAACTCCATTTGTTGAAACATTTATTTGATCTGGAACCAAAGTAACTTCAGAAAATGGAATGACAACATTACTTGGAACACCAGCAATCATTTGACGAACTTGAAGTGTTACTGGAATACTATCATCTATGGTTTCAAAATAGACATCAACACCGGTTAAGAATATTCCGGTTTCATCTGGTACATAGAATGATTGTGCCAAAGGATCCCTAACTTCCCACCTATTAACAAAATTATTTTGAGAAAGTGCTTGTGTTACTGTAGTTGTATTTGTAGTAGTATTTGTTATTGTTGTGGTGTTAATATTTCTTGATGGAGTTATATTATAATTTCTTGTTGTTAATATTGTCTTTTCAGTTACATTAGTATTTCCAGTAGATGTAAAATCTCTTTCAGCAGAACTTTCATTTATAACATTTTTATCATTAGATGAAATAGAAGCTAAAGAAGGAACATCAATTACTGTAAATGTATTTTCTCCATTAATCCATTTTGGATTTCCTGGT